ACGACAAACAAGAAAAAATGAACAACAGAGATTCATCTCTAGGTTCAAACACTGATAATTTCGAAAGAAAAGTTGAGAAAGCATCTGATGTTGTTGGAAAATCTTATGATGGTGTAAACATTAACAATGTTTCAAAACAAGATGTTGGAGAGTATAATGACGATGCAGTTGATTTAAGTGGAGGTACTGATAAAGCACCTGAGAATACACCTGATGAACCAACTAAGCAGCCTGAGCCTCAAAGAGAGCAAGAGCAAGTAACTGCTGGTGATGATGGTGATGGTGATCAAGACTACGATGATCTTCCTTTCTAAATAAGGACAAAATACTGATAAAGGTGGGAGATTTCTTCCACCTTTTTTTAACAATAATTTTTAGCTACTAAATAAAAAAACGTCATGGCTAAGACTCCAACAAATAAAGCTGGGAGAAAACCAACAGGTAAAAAACCTTTCTCTTTAGCTAATTTCAAAGAAAAAACTAACACAGTTAACGTGAAGGAAAAACCATTAAGATGGTTAAAATGCTCAAAAGCATTCCAAGAAGAATTAGGTATACCGGGTTTTCCTGTGGGATATGTATCTCTAACTAGAGGTCATTCTAACACAGGTAAGTCAACATCTCTATGTGAAGCAATTGTAGATGCACAGAAGCAGAATATATTACCAATCATAATTGATACCGAAAATAACTTAGGTGAGAGTAGACTTAAGAAAATGGGTTTTGATTGGGAAGGTGGATTTTACATTAAGATAAGTAATGATTATCTATTAGAGCAATTTGGGAAACCAAAAGACCCTAAGAGAGAGTTAGCATCTATTGAAGATTTAGCTGAATGTGTGAATTACTTTCTAAACATGCAGAAAGCTGGTGAATTACCATATGATTTATTATTTGCAATAGATTCAATAGGTACACTTGATTGCAATAGAACGGTTAATGCACTTGAAAATGAGACAAGTGATAACAACATGTGGAATGCTGGTGTATATGAGAAGCGATTTAAACCTATCATAAACTATAGAATTCCAGCATCAAGATCAGTTGATAGTGAATATACTAACTCAATGGTTGCGGTGCAGAAAATTTGGTTACAGGCTAACCAAATGGGTGCTCCTACTGTAAAACATAAAGGTGGTGACACATTTACATTTGCTGCTAGACTAATAATTCATCATGGTGGTGTAATATCAGCAAGTGTCAAGAAAATTACTGCAACTAGTAAGAAACGAGATGTTCAATTCGGTAACGAAACAAAAATTGCTGTAGTGAAAAACCATATTGATGGAGAATTCGGTGGTATATCATTAGAAGGTAAATTAATATCAACTCCACATGGATTCATCGGAACAACAAACGATGGTAAAACTCAATATAAGAAAGATCATATCCAGTACTTTAGAGATATTCTAGATGAGGATGTATCTGCAGAAGATATTGTAACCAAGTATGTTGATGATGGTAGTGGTGGATTTACATTCGAAGATGTTGAAGAGAAACTTGATGAGTTAAAAGAAGGTAAAGAGCGTAGCAATCAAGATTTAATGGATGACTTTGAGAATGATAAAAATGATGATAAAGAGTGAAAGTTAGAACACTTTTAGTTGATTCATCATATCTATTAAAGCGATCATTTAATGGAGCAAAGGATACATACACCAATAGTTTTGGACATATTGGTGCTTTGTATTCTTTCCTTACTACGCTTAGGAAGATCATCAAGGAAACCAAAGCTAATAAGGTTATACTTGCGTGGGATGGTGAAAATGGTGGATTACATCGTCATATTATCGATCCAGCTTACAAAGCAAATCGAACTAATAAAGAGTGGTATGCTAAGATTGAGTTATCAGAAGCTGAAATTAGAAGAGAAGAGAGTAAAGAGCAATCACTTCTAAAACAAAAGATGAGAATTCAAGCGTATGCTGAGGAATTATTCTTAAGACAAATAGAAGTTGATGAGATTGAAGCTGATGATTTGATTGCTGGTTATATCATGAAGAATTCAGATGACGAAGATATCACACTATACACTAATGATAGAGATTTCCTTCAATTGCTGGAATATGACATAACTATCAAATTCGGTAACATAGAGAGTCCAATAAATAAGACTAATTTCTTCTTTGAGTTTGATTATCATTACAAGAATGCATTACCGATTAAAGTAATTGAAGGTGATACATCTGATAATCTAGCTGGTATTAGAGGAATAAAATCAACAACACTACTTAAGCATTTCCCAGATATGAAGTTCAAGCAGATTACTGTTAGAGAAATATGTAGGAGAGCTGACGAAATAAATAAAGAAAGAGTTGAGAATAAGAAAAAACCATTAAAAGCATTTGAAACATTACTATCAAATGTGGAAAGATTAAAGATCAATTATAGATTAATGAATCTATCTGAACCATTTTTAAGTGATGAAGCAGAAGATGAACTAGATCAATTGATTGATATGCCATTATCTGATGATGATAGAAACTCCAAGAATCTACTTAATATGATGAAAGAGGATGAGTTTTTATCAGTGTATGGAGGTACGTTTGCAAATTATATTGAACCATTTTACCCTGTTATCATGAGTGAGAAGCAGATGTATAAAGAATATTTGAAATTAAATCAGTAACTTGGTTTAGTTTTATTGACTTCTTAAAATATATAAGGTATATTTGGAATGCATAACAAAAATATATTAAGATGGAAAATAAAGAACATGAAAATATGTTCAAGTTTGGTTTATATCAAGCTGACGAAACAATAATTGAGACTCTGTTTTCAGCAGACGTTTTTAATCCTGTTATCCGTTACTCGGTAGATATCAGAGAGGACATATTTTCGATAATCGTAAGATTACAGAAAGCATTATCAAGAAGAAACTTATCACATAAGATTGAGTTTGGTGAAAACAGTTACGACTTTCTTGACTACTACAAAAACCTATCAAATATTGAGCATTCTAAATTAGATGGTAAGTCTTTCAATGACAAGCTAAAGCTTAAGAAGAGGTCAAATCAAACAGTTAATGGGAAGACTTATAGTGGAGTCCAATTTAAATTTGGTCTTTACATCAATAATAATCCTATCGTTGAGAGAGATTTCTATGTAGAGGGTTACAACCCTTCATCTAGATTCTCTATTGAGTTAAGTGAAACTGTAGACGATATCGCCCAAGAGATCAATAGTAAACTGAAAGATCAGGATACTACTCACATGTGGGATGATTATGATTTGATTTATACTTACGGTTTACATATAAACCAAATCAGAGACCTTTCTAATAAGCGTAGAAACATGATGTTAGACAACATCAGTGATTCTAACTTTGTGAAAAACACAAGGCGTAGCTTTAGAAACTAAGACTACCCTTATTCCAATTTTTAGTGATAACTATTAAATTAAATTTAGAATGATAGAAGAACATACTATTGATGGCTACCTCGGCAGTGGCTATCAATTAAAAGTATTGTGGCAGATATTAACAGAAGCAGATTTCGGTAATAAAATATTCCCATATCTTAAGACTGAATACTTTGATGACCCTAATCATCGAAGATTCTTTACAGTCATAAGAGAATATTATAATGAATATGGTAAAATACCAAATCTACAGAATAAGAGTATCTTCCATGCAATCACTCGATATAAGCAATCTGCAAATCCAGTAGATGAAGAAATCTTAATGGGTATCGCTGAAAACATTAAGAATTGGAATGATAGGGTTTTAAATAAAAATCTTGATTATGATGGTGATGCTGTACAACAAGCAGTATACAACTTCATTAAGCAAGGTGAATATTGTGATCTTGCTGATTTCATTATGTCGAAAGTCAAAAAAGGTGGCTTTGACGATGAGATTAATAATTCTATTGATAAGAGAACCAAGAAGATCAGTGATATTGGTAGTGATGAAGATGAAGGTATTGAGATATTTGAAGATATTGATAGAGCCTTACAAGTAAACTTTAGAGAACCAATTGGTACAGGAATACTTGCCATTGATAATCTAATGGGTGGTGGACTTGGTAAAGGTGAAATGGGGATTATACTTGCAGGTACAGGTGTGGGTAAATCAACGGCACTAACCAAGATAGCTAATGAAGCACACGCACTCAATAAGAATGTGCTTCAAATTGTTTTTGAAGATAGCCAAGATGAAATTAGACGTAAGCATTATGCTATTTGGTCTAAAACTAAATTAAGTGAAATGAATGATAACCTTGAACTTGTCGGAAGACGTGTTAAGGATTATCAGAAGAATGATAATTTAGGAAAACTAATTGTAAAGAAATTCCCTCAAGAGGGTACTACTATCCCTAAAATACGCCAGTGGATGGATAGATATAAGAAAAAGTGGGGAATTAGTTTTGACATATTAGTACTAGATTATATTGATTGTGTTGATCCACATGAGAAGTATTTTGATCAGAATAAAGCTGACGAAGGTATTATTAAAGCCTTTGAAGGAATTGCTACTGATTATAACATACCATGTTGGACTGCAATACAGGCGAATAGAAGTGGATTGGGTAGTAACTCCAATAATGGGAGTGAAGCAGAGTTTATTAATACATCACAAATGGGTGGTAGTATCAAACGTGCTCAAAAGACTCACTTCTTAATGTCTGTAGCAAAGACACCTGACCAAAAACGTGCAGGATTAGCTAACATAGCGATACTTAAAGCTAGGTTTGCTGCTGATGGTCAAAAGTTTGAAGATGCAATTTTCGATAATAACTCTGTAGAAATTGTTGTGAGAGATAGTGACTACTCTTATCGAAATAAGAAAGATGATTACCAAGAACCAGACTCAATCACAAAATCTGATGGTGAAATAAACAAGTTAAGTGAAAAGATTGCAGCTATGAATAGAAACATGGATGCCAATAAAGAAGGACGAGACTTAGTTAACTATAAAGAAGCTATCAGTGGTGATACAGCAACAATCGAAGTAGAAGGTAAAGAATGGAAGCGTGTTGCAGCTGATAATATGGGTGAATTACCTGAAAAGGATGAGGTATCAGAACAAATAACTGCAGATGATACACCAATTGTTCAAAAAACTGAAAAAATTCAGGAAGTAAAACCTCCTGTTAATCAGGAAGTTAGTGAACCACCTAAAGAAAAGGTGAAAAAAAATGAAATAAATGTTGCAGATGAATTTGCAGAAATGAAAAGAAGTGGTATATTTGGATCATCATCTAATTCGGAAAGCGATATTAGAAAGCAACTTGATGAAATGTCTAAAAGACATTTTAATAACACAAGTTAAAAAAAATAGTAAAAAAATTGACTTTTTTGTAACTTTTTGTAAAATTAATCGTATTTAATCTTACACGCTTTTTAAAAAAAGATTAAAAAAACTTTGAAAAAAGTTTGATAGTTAAAAAAAAGCTGTTACATTTGCATCGTTCTAAAAGTAGAACAGCAAATAAAAAAATTGACATATTGAAAATATTTGAGGGTGCTTATGCTCTCCTCTTTTCCTTCGGGATTAGAAAGTCCTTCGGGAAAGATAAACTTGGAAACAAGGATAAAGGTTTGATAGAAAACTCAAAACGTCTATTGAATCGATTATAATCTTCGGATTGTAATACACGTAAGCAATACACTATCCACTCTTTAAGATAAAGATCAGGTGCGTCTAGCGATTAACTGAGGGAGTGATTTTGAATAAAGGAATTCGAAGTTGAGCATGAAAATGCAATAGGAATAAGTGTAAGGTCATAGTCCATAATTGTACCAGCAATGTAGGGCGGTGATCAGTTGAAGAATTTAAACCGTTAAAACGAATACTCATTTAGTTGGGAATAAGTTACGGAGGATTTGAAACCGTGAGGTGGTACTCACAAGAAGTTGTGTAGTATTTACTGCCCAAAAGGTAGTAATCTGCTCCTTAGCCACAACTTCTGGACTCCGACTGAGATAAAAAAACTAAGCAGTACACTCTTAATGTATTTGGTATAAAAGCTCAAGTGCTAAGGCGTTAGAAAATAAAGTTGCATAACTCATTATTGTAATGGGGCATGATGGTCGCAAGCCTGATTGTGTGTTATGAAGTAATATTGTAATCTCGCAAGGATTAGTTAGTTCGGCAGAACTGAACAGTATTGAAGTAGCAGAAAACGTTTTTAACGATACGATTGGTTAGCGTAAGTAACTTGCAATCACGGATTACTATGGGAAACTGTAGTGGATAAAGAAGGAAGTCTTTCGAGGCGGTATAATCTTCTGAAAGGTTCGTGGCTATAGCTATACTCTCAGGCTTATTTAATTTAAATTGGGGGAGTGGTGAAATATAAACTACAACAAATATAATTCTACTGCTCTTTTAAAGAGAACTGATTATGTTTTCAGTAAAATGGTAAACACAATTGTCTTATACACAATGGATTACAGGTTCGATTCCTGTCTCCCCCACAACATTTACGAAAAAGTCGTAAATAAAAAATATTAGGAAAACTGATAGTGATTTCAGTAAAAATGTGTAGGTTCGAATCCTATCATCCCCGCAAATTTTTAACTTGGGGATGTAGCTCAGTGGTAGAGCAGTTGCCTTGAAAGCGATGTTTTAAATAACAATAATTACTGTCGAAATATTCCTAACCTTATTTAAAATATTGAAGAGAACTGATTTGTTATTTCAGTACGATTAGCTCAGTTGGTTAGAGCATAAGTTTCAAATACTTAATGTCATGGGTTCAACTCCCATATTGTAAAAACAATAATAACAAACAAATTATCTCTTTAAGTCAAATTGCGAGGTGGAGAAGTCTGGCATCTCGGTAGGCTCATAACCTACAGGTCGTAGGTTCAAATCCTACCCTCGCTACAAGATTCTACGGAAAAGCTGTAGAATATAAAATATTGGGAAAACGGTTAGTGTTTTCAGTAAATTTTGTAGGTTCGAATCCTGCCTTCCCCACAAATTATATATTTGGGGAAGTGGACAAATTGGTATAGTCAACGGTGCGTAAAACCGTGTATTCAAATACACACAAATACTAAAAAATTATTCCCATAACATTATGCTTGGTAAAGCCTCTTACATAGTAACGTAACCAAGTAAAGTTATTTAGGTCTGATCACCTAAATCATTAATAAGTGACTGAATGCTTATTAATAGTATTTTTTTGTTTTTTAAGGCTCTGTGC